GATCTGCACAGTCTGAGGGACTCGGACAGTTGGCTCTGGTGGTGACTCACCTCCCGAACCGAAAATGACTACAAGGCTGATGTAGCCCATCGCGCTTAACGCTAAGAACTTGAATGGATTCATTACTGCCTCCAGTGTCGGGGCTCAGCTGGTGCTGTGCTCTCTTGGCAGATTCAGTTGACCCAATCAGACGAGAGATGTCAAGTCACTTGGAGAAGATGCGTGTGAACGCTTCCTCAACAAGCTTCGGATTATCCGCCATCAGTGGCGAGATCTCGACGTGAGTCCATTGAGCTCCGGGTGTGCCACCGTTGCGTGAGATCGTCCACTTGAGCCAGTTGTCGCGCGAGCAACGGTATCCAGCTCCCCACTTGTCGGTCGGGAACGGTACGCCTGTTCCGTCGTAAGAATGAATCTCTTCAATGTTGAGATCGTCCCGATGCTCAAAGAGAAACTGTATTAAAGCCTTTCGCTGAGGGATCGTTCCTTGAAGATCTACAGCGCGCCACGTCGCATGAACCGAGAGCTGCGGGCCTGAGCGCATCGGGCGGTTGGCGTAGATGCCGATGTTCTTCACAGCGAACAAGTACTCGCAGAACTCCACGAAACGTTTTGTGCCGGCGCGTGGTGTGGGGTGGTTGCCGTCGGTGTTTCCTGTGTACGGTCTAACTGTCATTTTCTTTATCCTTGTCTTTAAGGCCGTTGGAGGCAAGTAGTCCTGTTAGTGCTCCTGCAAGTACGAGTAAGACGCTGGAGAGCACTTCCCATCCTTTGGAGTCGTTCGGTGACACTTCAAGCGGTTGCACGACGAAGGTGAGCGAGTACAGGATCATTCCGACGGACATCAGGAATGTGAGCGATAGTGCAATTCCGACCATTAAGACGAGTCGTGCTTTGATCTCTGAGTTGGTGTATTTCTTCATGGTGTGGTTGCTCCGATCGTGGTGTCACATCTGCGGGCTTCGGGTTTGGTTGTGCAGTCGCCTCGAGTGCGGTCAGTGCATCCAGTGACAACGAACATCAGCGCGATGGCGAGAGCTGCGACGACCATCAGCGTTTTCATGGTTCGGTCGGTGGTGAGAATGGCGACCAGTGGCAGGATTCAGGGTCGTCGTACAGTTCGGACAATTCACACGGTTGGTGGCAGACACCGCAATACACCAAGTCAGGGTCGCCACACAGGTGTTCTTGAACACCGTTTTCTGGGCAGGTTTTATTTATGCAAGTAACGGTTTTCATCATGCCACCTCGTATGTAATCATGAATTGAATCTGATCGCCATTGGCAATCGCTAAGTTTGGACTACCTCCCCAAGGGCTACCGCCTTGATACAACGCGCTGAATGTTGTAGTTGAGGTCAAATACGCTGAAACATTGTAAGTAAATTGTGGCGAATTATCGTAAATAAAACCACTGCCAATTATTTGGTTGTTGTTGGCTCGTGCAGCGATTGGTAAACCAACTGTTAATGCTGAACCAATAGTGCCAGTCGATGTTGGGTTTAACATTATGTTTACAATGACAGTCTTTTGGAATTGGCAGTAACGGGCCACCACTGTAGTTTTGCTGACTGTCACGCTTTGTGTCAGGGTCGGCGTGTAGGTCTCCCATTGCGCCCCGATCGTGTTAAGAGTCGCTGCAGTTAAGACCTGCCCTGCAACTGTCCCTGCTACCCACTGCTGTGCCATGTTTTCTCCTTAATAGCCCCAAGCCAAACGGCTTGTATCCAAAATACCCTGAATAGAACTGTCCAAAATAAAATACTGGTAAACCGACAACGGCGTGAAGTAACCAGTGTATGAAGTTTGAGAAGGTGTGCCACTAAAACTAAACCCTTCAAAAACAACGTCTGTTGTGGTGTCCGAACCTGCGCCGGGCAAACGCCAAGTCACAGAAGTAGTGCGATCAACATCCAAAGTCGCGTTTTTCATGAACGACAAGATTGCTGCGTTGCTCGCGACAGCGTCATCAAAGTCTATTTCGAATCGGAGCAGTGCCGGATCGCCTTGGACATAAGAAAGCCAAGAGGCTAAAGCTGTCGACACCAGACTTGAAATATCAGCAGTTTGTAACGAGTAACCAGATACACCGTAAGCACTCTGACTGTCAGTGTTATTACCAAAAAGCGGGCCAACCAACAAGCCAGCAGGAGTGTAATAAGTGACGCTGACTTGATTCATGAAAGTGTCAAACGAGTTGATTCGTCGAATGTCCGTGTAAGCGATGGAGGTGCTGGATGAGGTCGTGCGATGGAATGAGACTGTATTTACTACTTGGGCTTCGGCGCGGCTCAGAAACTTAATTTGGTTTGCATAGACGACAAGTTGTCCTCTTTCAGTGTTGTTTAGCAAGTTGAGACGTTCAAGGATTGTTCCGTTGTAGGAAGTGACACTGTTGGCTATGGTAAGACCTTGACCAACTGCGACGACTTCGGGTGTTGCTAGGCCTGAGATACTAAAGTTTGTTTTTTCGGCTTGCACATTTGTGTAGGTGGAAACATAGCCAGTGAAGGCTTGAAGGTTGAACTTGCCAGCTTGTGTCATTGCGTCTTGACAGCTGATGGTTGCGGTTGACATCCCGACATTGCCGGGGTGGTCATCGTAGGTGATACCTATGACCTTGCCTTCGATGAATACTGTTGTGCCGTCAGAGAAGAGGATTTGGACATTCGTGCCACGAACAAAGTTGGCTGCTTCGTTGTTGTTGTTTTTGATGGTGATGTTAAAAGAGCCACCAGCGTAGTTATCAATGTATCTTTGACGGCCTTGGTTACCGCTGAACGATAGAACGCTTGTGGTGAATACCGTAAAGCCTCCGCCATAGTTGAATATCCACTGCTCTGCGCTCATTGAACTGACACTGGCAATCTGCCGACATTGCGGTTGTAGGCCTGCAGTGCGCGCACGACTTCGTTCGGGTCTGCGCTGGTGACGTTGATTGTGATGTTGCCACCGCCACCGCCACCGAAGCCCATACTGCCCAGCTTTGACAGCGGGATTACGGCTTCAGGTTCACGGCCTTCACCGATCATCGCAATCGTAGGACTGGTGACGATGCCACCTTCAGCCAGTCGAGGCAAATTGACCTCTGGGATGCTTCCGAAGTTGACCCATGGCCCAGCTGCTTTGTCAATGCCGTCAAGGATCGTGTTCAATCCTTTGATGGCAAAGTTCAAGCCTTTTTCTAATGTTGAGATGACTGCGTTGATGACTCCTTTGTACGCTGCGCCGATTCCGTTGAAGATTGTTGCAGCGAGATCCTTGAGTCCGTTGAACACGCCGATCACTGAATCTTTGAAATGCAGGATGGCAGCGAAAGCAAGTCCGAATGGGCCTGTCAGAATTGCGAGCAGTAGAGGCCAGTTGTTTTTTGCCCAATTGAACACTGTTTTGAAAAGGTTGATGACAAAGTTCAGGACATCGTCTGCAGCATTTTTGAGATAGATAAACGCTGCAATCATCAACCCAAACGGGCCAGTGACCAGACCGAAAATTAGTGGGCGTAGATCGTCAAACTTGACCCACAAATAAGCAAGCCCTGCGGCCAGAACAGCAACAGCGGCGGCGACAGCAACAAACGGATTCAGAGCCATTGCGATGTTCACTGCCACGATTGAAGCTGCCAAGATGCCCATTGCTGCAGCGAGGATCGTGATCAGTTTGGGGTTTTCTTGCGCCCATGTTGCAAACTTTCCAAGTGCCGGAAGCATCTTTTCAACCAGTGGAAGCACAGCTGCACCGATGGACTCCTTCAACTCGCCCATCTGAATCGACAAAGTTTTCATTTTGCCTGATGTCGTATTTGCTGCAGTAGAGGCTTGACCACTGAAAGTCTTGCCGAGAGCTGCAAAAACTTCTTCGGCTGACGCTCCGTTTGCGACAAGGTCGGCGAGTGCTGGATCAAGTTTCTTCAGCGGGCCGAGGTTGCCATTGAAGGCTTTTGAGAGCGCGTCGGAGACTGCGCCGAGATCTTTGCCAGTGCCGGCAGAGATGTCCAGCGCGAGGCCGAGAAGGTCTTGAGCTTTTGTGACATCTCCTGTGCCTCGAACAAGCTTGTCGAGAGCTGGGCGGAGTTCGTCGTCTGCGACAGCTGCAGCGATTGAAGTTTTGGTGATGAAGTCCTCAACTGAGGCAACTTGTGCGTCGGTCGCTCCAGTGACGTTCCCGAGGGTCGTGGCGAGTTTTTGTGCTGCAGCATCATCTTCGGCGAACGCTTTGACAGCATCAAACGCGAACGCTCCCATTGCTGCAAGAGCGAGCCCTGCAGGGACTGCAGCTTTCTTGATGGCGAACGCTGCCTTCTGTCCGTTGGTCTCCAACTTTTTGAAGTCGTTGATGGCTTTGTCAATGCCTTTTGGATTCCATTCGGAGATGATTGGGAGGGTAATTGCCATCAGCGTTTGACCAGTCTCTTGTTGGTTTGACCCATCACTTCAATAACGATCTTGTCAACATTGCGTGTGATCTCGTCTAAGTAGTCGTCAGATCGCGCCCAGACGAAACGTGACGGCCCACGACCGAGAGATGCTGTCAAGTATCCAGCGAAGCCCGGACGGGCTCTCAGAGGGTTCTTGTTGCGTGTCTGGTTTGGGCCTCGTCCTGCCATGTCTGCCATTGACAGAGCTGCACCTTTTGCTGTGATCTTGACAGTGCCGACAGACTCAAATTGTGCGCCTTGTGCGAGGTTGCGTGAACGGGCTTTTCGAGTGTCAACTTTGATCGTGACGTTCTTTGACTCGTTCTTCCATGCAGTGCGTCCGTTGTGCGTTTGTCCTGTCAATGGTGGCGACGACGGGATTGAGTCTTTGATTGCAGAGAGCAACGGGTTCATCGCGTTCTTAATGTCCTTGGTGATCTGCTTACGAAGCGCAGGATCAACTTTTTGGATCTCACGGAGAGCCTGCTTCAGTCCGTCATACTCAATTCCGACTGATGCTGCCATTGTTACTTTCTTCTCTGCTCGTTGATGATGCTCACGCAGGTCGCGAGATCTTCTTGTTCAAATGTTATTTGTGGAGGCCAGAATCCAGTTGCGACGAGCAGTTCTGCTAGTTGCTTCCGGTGGCCTCCTGCGTAGGGACTGCGTTCGCAGTCTCCACGACTTCAAGATCTTCAAGCTTCTTGATGAACTCGTCAAACGAGATTGGCATGGGATGGCCTTGTTGCTTACTGGCTTCGTAGGCCATGTATGCAAGATCTTCCATACCGATTCCGTTTGACAAGTCTGAAGCTCGCCGTTTCATTTTGCGTTCCCACGAAACAATCACGAAAAGGTTTGTGATCACTTCGTAGGGTTCGCTTTCGTACATTTTCACTCGAAGAGTGAGTTTCATGTGTTCTCCTTAGTCGGGATCGGATTACTGGATTACGGGGTGACGATGTCGCGTGTGTAAGTTCCGCCCATAAAGACGGCCTCAACAACTGAAAGCTCGCCGACGGTCGCGTTAATCGGCGTGACGGTTTCTAAATAGCAATCTGCGAGAGTGTACTCAGGATTCGAAGCCGACTCGGTCGTACCGGACGGACTGACGACGATGGTGAGTTTCGTGCCGAACAAAGTGTTCAAGTATGTTTCAACTTCGGTCGCGCCGTAACCTTGGAACAAAGTCAAGGTCAATTCATTGCTGAAGAGGCCTTTGGTAAAGGTACGACTGGTGCTCCCGAAGCTCGTGTCCTCGAGTGCCTCTGCCGTTAAGGTCAGTACCGCTGCAGAACATGACGACGTGAGTGCCATTGCTGATGGAACGGTCACATTGACGGTTGGGTTTGATAAGTAAGTTGTGGGCATGGTTTGTCCTTTATCTGCGGCTTGAGCCGATTCTTATGGTGAGGTCGTATGCAGGTAGATCTTGCGATCCGATCTGTGCGACTGTGGGCCGTCCAGATACAACTGCGAGAGAAGAGTTCATGAGCGTGTCAACGACTCCGAGTATGTAGTCCGTAGCGTCTTGGTTGCCGGGTGGCGCACCCAACACTCGGAGATCAATCGTGATGTCCGCCGTTTGGTTATTGAACGCAGTGAAAACAGGAAGCTCAATGAATACAGTAAGAGGTCGAGCGTTCCGAGGATCAGTGACCGGCTTAAGGCCGAGACCAGTGATCGTCGCCGAGACAGCATCAATCGCGTCTGTGAAAATGCCTGCCATCTCATGCCACTTGCGATCTCTTGATACCGAGCAACTGGTTGATTCGGCCCATTGATGCGACTGGTGCTGAGATGTTCATGTCTTGAAAACTTTGGAAGGAGTCGATGCTTCCTCTTTCGCGGTACAGACTCGCAGCCATAAGCACGACTCCAGCTTTGACTGCAGCATCAGGGACGGTCGTAAGACTGTCGTGGTAGCCAGCCTGCACTCTGCGTTTGAATGACCATGCATTTGAAGCGTTAACAGATGAGGTCATGAAACTTGTGTCATTGGCGGTTGCTCCCGAAATTCCGAGAAATTCGGTGAGATCGGCGACATTGATCCATGTGCAAGTCTGTGTCCAGACGAGCGAACCGACAGGATCTGCAGCTGAACGCTCAAGGTCGTCGCCGACATCTTGAAAGAGCAACTGGTTCGGAATGATGACATCCGAGTCGAAGATGTAGTCGCCTTCTTCGTCAACATCAACCAAGTAGTAGGTCGGTACAGCAAACACGATGTGTGTGCCGTTGAGACCATGTCCGAGGCCTGAGAGTGTGATTGATTGTCCGACAGCGATGTCGGTGTTTTCGAGAGTCTGAACGACGGCGACGTTTGACAGACGCTGGTGGTGCGTAACTGTAAAGGTTGCCATCGTTCAGATCTCTCTCTTCGTCAATCGGATCAGTCTGCTCGCTTAACGAACTTGGTTGCGTCCATCATTACGGAGGAAAAGTACCCTCTGAACTTTACAACTCGACCGAGCGAACCGTCACTTAATTCCACACTGACAGCGCCCTTTTGCTGCTCCCAACATTCGAAGCCAGTGCTGTCGCCGACATAAACCTGATTGGTCAAGTTGCGATCAACCACAAGATTCAAGCCGAACGCGTTGCCGTTGAAGTTGCTTGCTGCAGTTGTGCCGAAAGCGTTCTGCGGGCCAACATTCGGGAACAACGGACGACCAGAATCGTCGCTCAATGCTCCAAGCACTGCGTAATAGTTTGGTGACATGACAAGCACATTTGGCAGGTTGCCGTTGCTGTTTGTCAAGATCTGCTCTGCTGAGTTGTAAATGAATGACACCCAATTAGCTGGATCGGTTGCGCTGGTGAGCGTTTCGGTCTGCGTGACTCCAGCTTGGAAAGTCGTGCAAGCTGCGATGTCGGTCGCGTTTGCGTAGATTCGCGCCATGTCGTCAATCAATGCACCGAGAACTTCGGGTGAAGTGAAGTCCATTGATTCTTCGGACAAGTTGACATAGCCACCGTAAAGAGCTTTGGTGATCTGAATGTCGTCTACAACAAAAGTGCCTTGGTCAAGTGCGACGAGCTCGCCATTGCTTGGCCCGATAGTGGTGTTTACAACCACCTTCGGGCGAATGAATACCTTGCCACTGTTCGGCATCTGGCGAACGCCCATAGCCGTGATCAAGGGACGATAGTTAGCCACAAAATTGTTATAAATTGGCGAGATGATCGGAATCGGTAGGAGGCCCGGCGCATCCGTCGACGTTACGTTTGGAGCTGCTGCATGGATGCGAGCGTTGAACTCTGCAAACTCGCTTCCGCCGGCCAAAAACTTGACCATGTATTCGGCAGCGGTAGGAAGCTTGAACTCGCGCTTCGCTGTTGCGTACTGGATGGGAGCAGTGGGTACTGCTGCTTCGATTGCTTCTGACATTTCATCCTCCTCGGATGTTTGGGTTGGGGTTGGTATTACTTCTTCGTCGGGTGCTTCCTCTTCGGGTGATGAGGCCGCGACTGAATAAACTTGTGCGTCGGCGTAAGCAGGTGTCGTGACGACCGACAGCTCCAAGAATCTTGCCTCAGACACCTCTAACGTGCCGTCTGCGAGCCTTTTGAATTTGGTTGGCACTGCGCCCACAGAAACGCTGTCAAGCGCACCATCGGCGAGCAGTGCGAGAGCATCATCGGCAGCTCTGGTCGCGCTCAACTTTGCGACAAACATCATGCCCTCGGCAGTGGACACTCGTT